TCCAAGCAACATCGTTTTTGAGAATGTTCGTAAATGAAGTAAATTCGGTTATCATCAGTTTGCCAGATTGATACGCTTTTAACGACCACTGGCAAACGTCAGATATAGATTTAAAATAATCCTTCCAGTTAACCTCTGGAGGATTTATTTTTTCTGGCATTCTTTGATTTTTTCATTTTCTTTTTCTTCGCCATTGATTAACCCCTTCCTATTATAGCCAGTGTACAACACTGTGAACTAAATAGAATACTACCAAAAGAATTAAAACTTGTTTAATGTTTTTCCAACTAAAGTAATCACCATAGTCGTCAATCCATTCAATAAGTTTGTTGATGATTTTATTTTTCATTTACTTATACCTTTCTGTTTCTCGTAAGTCCTTAATCCTGCCATTCCTAACAATGCTAGTACCAATGGCATCAGAGCATCTAAATCTAAACTAGGTAGTGGTTGTGTTTCAATAGAAAAAAGTGCCAAGAAAAACATAGTAAATTGTTTGGCTACATATTCCCAAAAGATAGCAAACGCACAAGAGATACCAATTAAAGGTCGCCAACTTCTTTGTAAGATACCAGAGATATCAGTAGCTGTTGACTTAGCATCAGCAAGGTTAATATCCATTTGTTTAGAATTAATTTCGTTTTCTAATTCTTGTAGGCGTATTTTGATTTGACCTTTTTCTTCTTCAGAAACGTGAAATTCATCTATGACTTTGCCAACTGTATTAACAAAACCACCTGTAAATAATTTTTCTAACATTAGGCGTCCCTCATTATCTCAGCTAATCTCTTTGAACGATTAGGTAATTGTTTTGCCCAACGACTATCTAACATTTCTTCACTTGCTTTAACAAAATCTTTGTCTTTCAATGCTTGTTGAAAATTTTTAAATTTTAATAGTTTAGGTAATCCTAAGTTGAATGCCATATCTACAACAACTTCAAATGCTTCGTCTGGAATACTATCCGCATCAATAAATTTTCTTGCATCATCAATTGCTTGATTAAGGTCAGTTACAAATATTTGGTCAACTTCTAAATCGGTTAGTTCTTTATCTAATAAATATTCTTCATCTGGTAATCTAATTAAATGACCTACGCCAATCGTCCAATTATTAAGAGTATCTTTATAGGCAGTCTTGCGAACACCCTCATTGGCGATAACTTGTTTCTTTAATCGTTCAATGTCCATATTTCTTAATTAACCTTTCTAAATACCATTTTGCTTTTTGCAAATCCTCTAAACCATTTTTTGCTTTATGTCTTACCACATATTTAATGACGTTTCCCTCAAAATAATTTAGGTCGTATTCATCAATGAAGTCAGAAACTTCTATTTTTTTTCTGTAATAACTTGGGTTTATTTTATCTGACATTGTTCCTCCTAATATAGAACTTCGTTTAAAATTTTTCTCACTATATTCTTATTTTCATATTTTATCAATTCACAGGTTTTATTCTCATAAACATATAGTAAATTGACCCCTAGTCTTTTCTGTTCTTTAGATAATACTCTGCGAATAGTTGTTCCTTTTTTATCACCAGTTTTTCTTAAACTCGCTGTTTTAACATCGACTAATAAAACTTCACCTGTTTCTGGATTAATAGCGACTAGGTCAACAGCAGATTGAACTGATTTCTTTGTATAAACAAAATATCCTGCTCTCGTAAGATAGTATTCAGCAATAAGTTCAGACGCTACGCCTTTTTGCTGTTTTTCGTCCATAGGGACAACTTTCTACAATGTTTGATAATTGGTTGCATCTACACAGGCAAATCTGTATTTACGAATATCATATTCTTTCATTAAGAAGTGTAGTTTAGTTCCTTGATTTTGGCAATCTTCTAAAGACTTATGTTTTTCATTAACAGAGATACAGACTGAGTTATAGCAAAAATATCCCACTAGGAATATTGCCTTTAAAGTCACTTAATGACACCAATCAATTTTACAAATCCTACAAGGATAGCTACGACTGTTCCAATGATGACTAAAACTTTTAATCCACCTTTAGCCATATTGATTGATTTATCTAAATCCTCAATTTTAGTATTTGCGTTTTCTAAACCTTCTTGAAGGTGGTCAATCTTTTCTTCCATGACTGTTAGTTTGGTGATTAATACTTCTACCTTTTCACCAATCTCTAACTTTGTCATGTTAGCCATTATGCACCTAACTCGCCTAGTTTAATTTGTGATTGTTTGTCAAATGCTTCCATTAATTCTTTATCCTTTTTTATCTTCTCTTGATAGTCAGCTAATTCTTTTTGCGTTTTAATAACATCTTCAAAGGTCATAGTCATCATTTGTTTTCTAACTTCCGCATTTCTTTCGTGTGCTTTTTCTAATCTATCTAATAAGAACTTATTATGTTCTCTTAATTCTCTAACTTCTTTTTTTACTTCTCTTAATTGTTTTTGTAGTTCTTTTTCTGTAGCCATAACGCCTCCTTAATTTGTTCTCGCATCTGCATCTAATAGCCAAGATATTCGGTCTATTTGTTTCTGCATTTTATCATAATCTTTGTGCATTTCCATAATGCGTTGCATATCTCTTTCATTGTTGGCTATTCTACTATCCATTTTAGATATAAACCAAACTAGTGATACGGATTGAATGACTATTGCCATAATAATACTGATTGTTTTGCTATCTATTTGCATCTCTACCTCGCAGTGACGGGAATACCTGTTGATGAAACAAAGGGGTTTTCTGCAAATGCCATGTAGATATAATTTACACCACTACCACCACCTGCGTATGTATCTGTATGCCTAATTTTAAATCCATTACTTAAAATATCTATTGCTCTATTACTTCCATTTACATACTCTGCTTCTGAATCTTGTAATTGATGAGTATCATCAGAAACATTAAAAGGATTTCTTGCTATATCGTGACAAATCCACCCACCTGTTGAGTCAATATTCTTAATAACAATATATTGTGGGCGAAACCCTAAATAACAAAAACTTCCGTCTGTGGAATTATTTCCAACGAACTTGCCAAACTTGCTATATCCTTCTATTTCTGCGAAACAGTAAGCGAGTTGGTTTGCACCTGATTTATTATTTTCATCATTTGCACCCACTGTAAATACAGTGCTAGTTGGCTCTGTATTATTCCATACAACAGAATTAGTTGCAGTTGCTGATGTTTGATTTAATCTTACAAAATCAGTTGCTGATAAAGAATAATGATAAACTGGCCATCCATTTGAAGCACTTCTACATTTCGTAATAATAAATTTTGGTGCAACACCTAATCCATGTCCAACAGTTGCGTTTGCTTGTGTTCCTGTATAAGTAACTATAGAAAATCCTGCAGTCGTATTCGCTTGAACTGTTGAGGTGATACTTCCGTCTGTGTTAGATGATGTACTCCCTGCGTTTGCTAACCAGTTCCAACCAACATAAGTTTGACTATTTTCATTAACTGCACCACCGCTTCCAACACTAAATCCGTCACTATCAAAAGATGTTAAAGCACTAGCATTAGTTCCTTCTGCATCTGTAGTATTAGGTGACAAAAGTTTTGTTGCTCCTCTTGTGGAGTCATAAACTTCATGCCCAGATGTACTACTTCTTTCTTTAATCCAAGTCCAATCTGGTTGAAATCCAACACCTGTTATAGATTGTGTACTACCATTACCTGTATACAAAACAGTATTAAAATACTGACTACCATCATCAATCGTAGGCGATAATACAGTTGCTAGGTTTTGAGTACAGAGTGCTAGATAGCCACTAGGGGGTGCGTATTCAAAGTTTCCATATCCGTTTCCGTCACTGTTGCCAGATGAGATTGAGAAAGCAGGATTGCCGAAGTTATAAATTGCATCACCATTATAACTACCACCTGCATTATGATTTCCTGCAGGTACATAGCCACCACCATTAACACTACTAGGTGCAGTAATAGAGATAGGGTTTGTTCCTGTTTCGGGATTAGCACTATTTTGCCAAGTTCCATTTAATGAAAAATATAATCTATTATTGTCTAAATCTAAGGCGACACCAACAATGTCATTATCAGCTATTGCACTTCCGAAAGATGAAGGTGAATTATTGTTATACAAGTTTCCATTACCATCATAATAACCCCATTCATTAGCACCAGTTCCAATAAAAAAGGTTGTATTTGTGTTTGCATCTGAAGGTTGTGGTGCAATACCTATTTGAAAACCACTATCTAATTTTTTAACTTCCCAATACCATTTCCCTGTGCTGACACCTTGTGTTCCATATACTCTGTCATTTGAGTCTGCTCCACCACCTGTTGCTTTTGTATTTCCTTCTGCAAAAATACAAGCAGTTGGGATAGTAGAATTTAAAGTAGCAAAGTTATTAGTCGGTGTATCTGTTGTTTGGTCAGTAGATGCTAAATTCGTAGGAGTAAAGTTATTACCATTACCCGATTGGTCA